AATATGTTGATAGCAAATCGTTCTTACTAAGGGCCAAAGAAAAGGTAGCCGCTGAAGCACTTCACGCAAGGTCTGAAAAGTTAAAGCAAAAGCAATTGAAGTTAGACCTTGAAAATGCCATGAACGGCATTAGCACCAAACGGGCTAAAGATATTGCAGATGCACGGGCGAAACAGGATAAAAAGTCGGCTAAATCTAAGCCCATAATTGACCTTGGCGATATGTTGCTAGGGTCGCATCCTAAAGTCAAAAAAGATGCAAAAGTTGTGAATTTTGCAGTCAAGAAATCAGCGATTGGTTATAAGTAAATAATGACCTTTTAAGGGGTAAAAATGGCATGATGTGCCATCACTATAGGTAGCGTTTTCGGGTCAGTTGGGGTTGGGGTTTTGTACTAAGAAGTTACATTAAGTTGTTTTTTTTAACAAAAGGGGCAAAAAGTGTTTAAAAACATAATGCAGTCGGGGTTGGTTAAAGCGGGTTCTAGATTTAGAGAATCTGCAAAACAGGATTATAGAAATCCTACTTTATACGATGTATATAGTGTTTATCAAACCGAAAAACACTACCTATTGTGTTTGGGAAATGTACAGAAAAAGCTAAAAAATTTAGCTTTTTCTGTGACCAATTTAGGGCTAGAAAAGCCTAAAAAGGTTCAACATCAGGGCATCACATCTTACGATGTATTTGCAGATTGCCAAGCCAATTTGCACCATCGGTCAGAAAGCGAAACTAGGGTCGAAAAACTAGGGGTAGCTTTTGGCTTCGGGGCATCAATTCTGATTGTATGTTTGTCTGTTTTTCTGTTTGCCTGAAATGCAGAAAATCACATTCCCGACAAAATCACTCGCGCAGGGATGCGAGTACAAACCCGCGGCACTTACCGACATTCAATGCACTTGGCGCAAGTTCGGTTGGATGCCTTTGGCAGAAGTTATTGCCAATGAAGAAGCCAAAAGCACCGTCAAGCGGGCTAAAACACCTAAAGAGGCTACCCATGTTTAACCCAACTTTAGGCCAACAATTACGCGATCAACAGCTAGATATGTTTGAAGTTAGGGATTCTGAATTCCTAGAACATTGCCGTTCCCTTGCCATGCAGATAGCCAAAAGGCACGGTGAAGTGTCAATTAACGACATCCGCAAACACTTACAAGTGCCTAGCGGTGTCCATCCATCGGTTCTAGGGGCAGTATTTAGAACCAAGCAATTTCGCAAGATTGGGCATTGCGAGGCTTCGCACAAAGAAGCCCATGCCCGCATCGTGCGCGTTTACGCCCTAGCTGATTGAGGGGGACAAGATGGCGGGAAAATTAACAAACGATAAGTCAATGAGCGCAAGCCGCTTACCGGCTTTGATGGGCTACTCAAAATATTCAAGCCCCAATGATGAACTTCAATACAGCTTTAATGCCATTGATGGTTTAGAACGCCCCGACATTGGCAATGAAGCGATGTCGTGGGGGAATACCCTTGAGCCGGTCATTTTGGCTGAGTCAGCAAAAAGGTTGGGCATCAAAATGTTTGACACCGACATACGGCAAGCCTATACGCACGCTTGCTTGCCCCTTCAATGCTCATTGGACGGGATAGGCGAGGGCGAGGGCCAAACCATTGTTAGCGACCCTGCCAAGGGCATTTATGTCGTTGGTCAAGAAAGCATTGTTTTGCGCGGCACGGGGGTTTTAGAGGCCAAGCTAACTAAAGCCTACCCTGAAGATACGCCCGACCTTGCCCGCGGCCCAATTCAATTGCAAGGGCAAATGCTTGTGACAGGCCATCAATGGGGCGCTGTTTGCGTACTGTATTCGGGTATGCAATTGCGCGTGTTCCTGTTTGCGGTTCATTACGAAACCCAAAAAGCCATTACTAAGGCCGTGCTTGAATTTCAAAGCAAGTTAGACAAGTACAGCGCAACGGGCGAACTAGATTGGTACGCACCGACAACAAGCGCAGAAGTAAACCGCCTGTTTCCAACGGCGCACAAAGAAGAAATAGAACTAAATGGCAAAGCTATTGAATTGGCACAAACAATTTTAGACAAAAAGTTAGTGATTGCGGCTTGCGAGTCGGCGATTGACGATGCAGAAATGAAGCTAAAGCAAATGCTTGGTGATGCTGAAAAAGCAAGGGCAGGGCAAATGATTATTGCTTGGCCCATGCGAAATTACAAAGATGCGCCGGAAAAACTAATGCCCGCACGCAAAGCATATTCAGTTCGCCAATCAAACATTAGCATTAAGGAGTTATCAGCATGAATCAAACAAGAATTCAAGCCGCTTACCAAATGGCGGTTCAAACAATGATGGAAGCATCGCCCGAAATGCCGCGTGAAGTAGCTGTAGCGGCAGTTGAGGCCATCGCCACTTTGGTTATTGCAACCATTGCAGAAGAATTAGATAACGATGAGGCCGACAATGCAGTTAAGCACTAACAAATCCTTTGCCCCGACCACGCTGTCGGAGGCCATTTCCTTTAGCGAAATGTTGGCAAGTTCGTCAATGATTCCTAAACAGTTTCAAGGCAAGCCTGAAGATGTATTAGTTTGCGTGCAATGGGGTTGTGAAATAGGTTTAGCGCCCCTGCAAGCCTTGCAAAATATAGCGGTCATCAATGGTAAACCTAGCATTTACGGCGATGCGGCAATGGCCCTTGTACAAGCCTCAAACGTCTGTGAAGATGTAGAAGAATACTTTGAGGGTGAGGGAACGCCAAACCCCATAGCTGTATGCGTTGCGCGGCGCAAAGGGCGCAAGGCCGTTACGGTTAAGTTTGGCATCGATGACGCAAAGCGGGCAGGTTTGTGGGGCAAACAAGGCCCGTGGTCAATGTACCCCAAGCGCATGATGCAAATGCGTGCGCGTGGGTTTGCTTTACGCGATGCGTTTCCCGATGTATTGCGCGGCCTAATTACAAGTGAAGAAGCGCAAGATTTTGTAGAAAGTCAATTACCCGCACCGGTTGCTAAACCCGCTAACCCGCTAGATTTGGTTGCGCCTAGCAAGGTTGCAATACCCGAACAAACAATTGACCCAATGGTCATAGAAGAAACGGTTGTGGAAAGACAACCCGAAATACTTGCCACGCAATTTCCCTTGTTTGTGCCAAACAAAGATACACCGCACGCATACTTTGAGTCGTTAGAAACTTGGCAAGATGGTTACGAAAACATTGCTGAAAAGACAGCGCAAGCCGGTGCGCGACCGGCACGGGAACGCATGACATTACTACGGGAACTTAAAGAGGCCAACGAACCCATGCTAAAGGCCATTGACACCGTTGTCAGGGCTAGGCATACACAAGCATACCAACAGCGTATTCGTTCGCTTGGCGCGGCTATTTAGCGGCAACGCCTTTTGACTTTTCAAAGCTACGCATACCGGCAATACCCAAAATGCCCGACAGCATGACCCAAAGTTGTTCGGCATCTAACAGCGGCGGGGGCGACAAGTCTGCCGGTATCAAGCCCGATGCCTGACCCCATTTCCAACCCCAACCCATTAGCGGGTAAAGCAAAAATTGGTAGGCTAGGGCGGTTGCACCAATCCAACCTACCGCGGGTCGCCAACCACTTACAAACAAGTTTTGGTTCTTAGCTTCTTCTTTATTGACGCTAATTTGCGCCATGTCGCCCGCTTGGTCTAACCGCTTTTCTTCCAAATCTAGCTTGCGGCTTTCAAGTTCCATTTCCAACCGTTCTTTGTCGGTTGTAATTAGGTCGCCCGCTATCTTACCTACCGATTCAATAATGCTACCCATGTTTAATAAATTCATCATTTCAACCCCGCCATTGTTCGGTTAATCCAACCCAATAAAAACTTTGATTGTGTGCGGTTCTTATTGCAAATTTCAGCATACCTAGCAATTTTTGTCAGCGCGTAGGATTTGCGAAAGTCGCTTGGGTTTTGGTTGTTTAGCAGTTCAACAGTTTTAGGGCCAATGCCGCCATCAGGCGTAGCACCAACCACTAATTGGGCTAACTTAATGCCCATTGACATTCCCGCGTTAACGCCAAAGTTAAATATGCTGTTGGCAATGTCCTGTTCGCGTATTTCATCGCCGCGCATCTTGTCCCAAAATTCTTGCTTGTAAAAGTCGCGCACTAAACCGGTTAAAGCACCGCCCATTTCTTTGCGGTCAATGTAAGGCCAACCTAGCCAATGCGGGTTTTTGTTTCGCGCAATGCCCGCGTAGGTTGCGCCGCCTGTATCGCCTTGAACTTCATGCAATACATAGCCGCCTTCGTCTTTAATCATTTGCTCAAATGCGGGTAAAAAATCTGCCATGATTTTCCTTATACAAAGATTTGAAATCGCCTACGGTCGCCAAACATTTTTAATTCAATCGTGTTATCTCTACCGCGCTTGTTATAAAGTTCAACGTCATATTCGTATTTCTTTAACGACACCTTGTGCGCGTTTAATGCTTGCCTGTATTCTTCTTGCACTTTTTCTACGGCCTTTTCAAAAGCAATAGTTCTTATTTCATTTTTAGGCATCACAACGGGATACCACTTGTCTAAAATAATCATTTCTTGGCCTCTGAATATCCTTTAATGATTGCCTCGCGCAAAGTTAGGTTGTCAGCAGTACCCGCCCAATGCGCCAAATTGTTGAACATCAATACATAGTCGGTTTGTTTGCAGTAGGGCGCGTTAACTTTTAACCACGCCATCATTTTTAAATAGCGTTCTGTTGGGTCATGTACCGTGTAGCCAATGCCGTAGAACTCGCGCACATAACAGCCATCTTTGGCGACCGCACCGGCAATCACCAATACAAATAAAAGTATGAGCCATTTCATTCATCTGCCATGTCCGTAGCGGCTAAGTTAATTCTCGTTTTAAGCGCGGCAATGTCTTCTACTTTGTCTTTGAATCCGATGGCAACGTAACCGGCAAATTTGCCCATATCCGGCGGGATAGAACCGCGGCACATAAACTTTACGCCCGCCTTTACGCCCCATTCGCCTACTTTGCTTGACGGGTTAAAGTCTTCGCATAGCACTTCGCCGTTTAGCATCGCAACCATTGCGGCATTGCGGTCGGCAGATGCGTTAAACAGGGATGTAACCGTGCCTTCTATTGCCTTTTCTCGCGTACCGTCAGCATTTAACGCTAATACAGTCGTGCGCGAATTGCTTGCTAAGTTTGCTTTGTGAACCAGTAGCACTAAACCGTCAACATCTTTTAGCAATGACTTGGCGGGCGGTATTAAATCTTCTTGCTTTGCAAGTTGCGGCATTTTGTCTTGCGTGGTAATGGCGTGCAAAATTACTTGGCGGCTATCCCAAGCAAAGTATCCGGAAAAACACAACGCCGATAACAAAATGACCGTGAACAATTTAAACGGGTTATCGACCCATTCGATGAGGCCAATCACTTTGCCCAATGCAGATTCATCTTTTTTGGGCGCAGATTGGGCAGGAACGGTTGGGGCAACGGTGACGTTTACTTGCGTGCGCGATGTAGCCCGCTTAACGGGCGCTACCTTTGCAGGGGCTTTTATGGCCTTTGTAGCTGTTTTTTTAGCCGTGACCATTGCAAGCCTTACCTTTTACTTTAAAAGCGTTAGCGATGAATAAATAACGCCGGTCATGCCAAGCAACATTGCGCCACAAGCCTTAATCAAAATACCTTCTAAGCGTTTAATACGCGCACAAAGCATTTCATACCGTAGGGTACAAATTTCTTCGTGGCTGTTTAGCCTTGCTTCAATTTCGGTCATAAATTTATCAAATGGTTAGTTTGAGATTTGTACAGTTTCAACGCTATCAAATGTTGTGAAATCAGGATTCATAAACTGCAAATTGTTGCGTAGTCTTTGATCGTTAGGGTCTAATTTTATGGCTTCTTTTAAATGTGTGGTTGCCTCATTAGTTAGCCCTAAATTCCAAGCGGAAATGCTTGCCAAATCCCAAGGTTGTGCGCCCCAAACATCAGGGTTCATTGTGTACACCAATTGTTTATCTTTTATTTCAAGCGCAGATTTTGCCGCGGAATAACATTCAACCCAAAGGCTACGGCGGTAGCAGAACATCGCCAATTCGCACCACGGTTCGCGGGTGTTAGGCGCTTCAGCTATTGCCAAGCGATACCACTTGTGCGCTTCTACCGATTGCCCTAATTCGTCATGTGCTTTACCTAACAAACGCATGGCATAACACCGTTCATTTTGCCAAGTGGCTTCAGGCATTGCAAGGTAGTCATTTAAGGCTGTAATGGCTTCTTGCCATCTAGCATAAAAGGTTAGTTCGCGTGACCGATAAAACGCATTGCGAGGACATCTAGGGTCTTCTTTAACCGCAAGGTCAAGTAGCGGCATATATTGACCGCGTGACTTTGTATTGTCGGGCAAGTGCGTAACCAAAAGCATATCGGTATGCGCGTAAATTTCTGTGATGCGTCCATCAGGGCGCGGGTACTCATGCACGGGGTGATGCCAATGGTAGCCGTGACGGTGATGTATCTTTTCATAGAAGAAACTGATGCCGCAACCCCAATCAAATTTGTATCGTAAGCGCGTTGTGCTTTCTTGCCATACCCGTTCAATTTCTTCGCGCCAACCGTCCATCATTAC